GCAACCCTGGCCAACTCGACCAAGGTGGACATCGCAGGCGGCGAAGCCAGCAAAATGGACGTGACCACGCTGCTGGACACCCTGCGCCAGGAGGAAAACGGCATGCTGGCCGCGCAAAGCGTCAGCATCGACCTGCTGGCCGAGCAAGTGTCCAACGCTGCCGCCAAAGCCCTGCGCACGGCCGCCCGCGATGGCAGCTACGTGCTGGTGCGGGTCACCTACCCGAACGGTTCTCGCCGCATCTTCCGGGGTCAGCCTTCGCTGCCGGGCGAATCCACCAGCATCGACCAGGTGGTCAGCGGCTCCCTGAGCATCACGGTCAAGGGCTTTGTCGTGGCGACGGACATCTGATCCGATGACGCCAGACCAGATCCTCACCAAGATGCGAGCGCAGCGCGAGCTGCGCGTGGATATGGGCGGTGGGCGCAGCATGACCCTGCTGCTGCCCACCGAGCTGCAGATCCAGCGCGACCTGATCAAGCTGCTACCAGGCGCATCTCCAGACGATCCGCCACGGGCCACGCTCGAACTCGACCCGGACACGGTGCACCAGTACGTGACCGCCTGGGCGGGCTACACCACGGCCGACCTTCTTGGGCCAGCCGGAGGCGACGATCCCGCCCCCTTTGCCGGCCTGCTCGTGCAGGAGTGGCTGGCCGAGCACACCGAGGATGTCACCACGCTGACCTCCGCATTGCTCACGGCCATCAACGACCGCTTCAAAGCCAAGGCCGAAGCCGAAAAAAACTCCTGAGCCTCCTCGATGCCGGGCACGGCATCGAAATGGAGGGCGAAGAGCCGCCCGATGCCGACAGCCTCCAGCGCCTGCATATCCAGGCCTGGGCGCTGCTGAAGAACGGCATGGGCGGCCTTGACTGGGCCGGCTTGCCCTATGCGGTCGAGCACCTTGGCCTGGAAGACGTGCCCGCGCTGATCGACGCGTTACAGACGATCAAGACGTACCAGAAGCCCGACACCAACCCGGATACCTGACCATGGCCATTGCAAAGTTCACCATTGAGATGGCGGCCGACCTGAGCCAGCTCAGGCGCGATGTGCAGAACATCAACGCCGTGGTGAGCCAGATGGGCGGCCAGATCGCCAAGAGCTACGCGCCCAGCAAGGCGGCGATGGACGAGGTGGGTAAGGCCCACGGCAAGATGGCCGACCAGGCTCAGCTCAGCGCCCTGGCCCAGCAAAAGGCCGCCAAGCAGACCTCCTACCAGAATGTCCAGCTGGCCAACCAGCTTCAGGACTTTGCCATTCAGGTCGCAGGCGGCGCAAATCCGCTCCTGGCCTTTGCGCAGCAGGGCTCGCAGCTGTCTGCCGTCTATGGTGGTGCCGGGGCCGCCCTGCGTGCCGTGACAGCCCTGATCACCCCGCTGAACGTGGCCATCGCAGCGGGCGCAGCAGCGGTGGGCGGGCTGGTCTATGCCTTCATCAAGGGCGACGAGCAGTCGGCCGAGTTTCGCAAGAGCTTGGTGCTCACCGGCAATGCGGCAGGCATGACCGCTGGCCGCTTCGAGGCCTCGGTGCAAAAGATCAGCGAGTCGGCAGACATCGGCAGCGGCAAGGCGCGTGAGATCGCCCAGGCGCTGGTCGCCACCGGCCGCTTTGGGCCGCAGGGCTTCGAGCAGCTGGCCCAGTCTGCCGCTGCCCTGTCAAAGCTCACCGGCAAGACCGCCACGGAGGTGGCGCAAGAGTTCACGCGCATGGCCGACTCTCCGTCGCAGTTCGCTGCGTCCATGAACCGGACGATGAACTTCCTGACGGACAAGCAGCTGCAGTACATCAAGACGCTGGAGGCCAACGGGCAGCGTCAGGAGGCCATGTTTGCCCTGCAGGAGGCCCTGGCCAGCCGCCTTGGTCAACAGGTGCCACAGAGCTTGGGCTACATCGAGACCGCCCTGGCCAAAAGCAAAAAGGCCTGGAACGACTTCTGGGATGCAGCATTCAACGTGGGCCGCACCGAGCCCATCGAGAAGCAGCTGGAGCGGCTGTCTCGGATCATCGAGCAAAAGCGTGCAGGCCTGGCTGCAGTCAACCCTGACAGTCGCGCGGCTCGCGTTCTACAGCAGGAACTCAATGTCGCCCTTCAGGAGCAGGCCGGCATTCAGGAAACGATCCGCCTGCAGCGCCGCTCTGCCGACGCCGAATCCACCAAGGCGGCGACGGAGCGGACTGCGACGGAAAAGCGCGAGCTGGAAGAGCGACTGCGCAACCAGAACCTGGCCCTCGCTGCGGCGCGGCAGCAGCTCTCCAGCAAAGACAGCATCCTGGCCGCCGACAAGGAGATCTACCGCATCGAGCAGAGCCTGGCTCTCAGCGCGGATCAGTCACCCCAGGCGCAACAGCTGGCCCGCGAAGCCATCGCCCGCCAGGAGCTGATCAAGCTCGGCAAGGAAGAGGCCCAGATCCAGGGCGACATCGCCCGCGCCCGAGCCAGCGTGATCAAGACCGATCCCTCGACGGCCATTCAGGCCGAGACCCAGATCACCCAGCTGCGAATCCGTCAAAAGGAGATCGACGCCCAACGCGAGCGCATCGGCGCATCGCTGCTGTTTGGCCAGCAGTCCATGCTGCGTGCCCAGCGTGACGAAGGCTACGCCTGGTCGGACAAGGTGCGCTCGATCCAGGAGGCCACGCGGGAGTACCAGCTGCAGCTGGAGGCGGTCGGCAAGTCTGCCCTCGCAGTGCAGCAGATCACCGAGCTGCGCAAGATCAACGAGCGATTCCGCACGGAGGAAGAGGCCCTCAATCGCCGCGAGGACATCACGGCCGAGCAGCGCCGTGCCCGCCAGGCACAGATCGCGCAAGAGCGCGAGGCCCAGTTGCGGGCATACGCCCAGCTGCACGCCGACCGCTATGTGCAGATCTACAGCGCCGAGCGCGGCGTCAGTGACGCCATCCTGGAGTACACCCAGCGCACCCGCGAGGCAGGCCTGCGCACCCGTGAGGCGACCGCGACGATCCTGACCAGCATGGAGGACGGCATCGTCCGCTTTGTCACCACCGGCAAGCTCTCGATCCGCGACTTCGCCAACACCGTGATTGCCGAGTTCGTGCGCATCAAGGTGGCGCAGCCCTTCGTCAACGCCATAGCCGGCGGCGACTGGGTCGGCAAGTTGTTCGGCGCGGGAGGCAGCTCCAGTGGCCGCACGCTCGATGCCGGATCCGTGCCAATCGCCGGCAACCTGGCAGCCAACGGCATGGCCTTTGGCTCCGGTGGCCTGCGCGCCTTCGCCCGGGGCGGCGCTTTCACCAACAAGATCGTCACCCGCCCCACGCGCTTTGCCTTCGCTGGCGGGGCCGCCATGGGCCTCATGGGCGAGGCTGGGGCAGAGGCTGTCATGCCCCTGCGCCGCGACAGCCGAGGCCGCCTCGGCGTGATCCTGTCGGGTGGCGACAGCTCTGCGCCGCCCGTCACCGTCAACGTCATCAACCAGGGCAGCAACATGGAAGTCACGGGGCAGCGTGTCAGCCGCAACAGCGGCGGCGGCTTCAGCGTGGATGTGATGGTGCGCCAGGTGCAGGACGCCCTGGCGGACAACGTCTCGGCCGGCTCCGGGAGCCTCTTCCAGGCCATGAGCGGCCGATTCATGAAAGCGGGGATGACTTAATGCCGGCAACTTTTCCGACCGATGTGCCTTGCGTGCTGGGCAGCTACAGCGAAGAGCGGGACAGCGCCGTCCTTCGCTCGGAGATGGAGCGCGGCGTGCCCAAGCAGCGGCGCCAGTCCAGCGACGTGATGGTCCAGGTCAAGGTCACCCTGCAGTTTCGTGATCAGACGCACGCACAGACCTTCGAGACCTGGTTTGACAGCCAGATCGGCGCAGGCACCGACTGGTTCACCTGGAAGCACCCGCGAACCGGTGCAGACGTGCTGGCCCGTATCGTGGGCGGCGCCCTCGGACCACTGTCGCCCGTGCACGGCACCTGGCGCACAGGCCGCCAGCGCTGCCGCAGGGATGCCACCTTTGAGTACATCAAGCAGGCCTACTGATGGCAGTCTCTACCGCATCCCGCACGCAGCTGCAGGCCACCAGTGACGGCCACGGCTTTCTGGAGCTGCTCATCATCGAGCACTCCAGCTGGGCCAGCCCGGTGCGCATCGTCAACGACACGCGCGATTGGGTCATCGGCGGCAACACGTATATCGGCCTGCCCGTGCGCATCAAGTTGCCCAGCAGCGCTCAGGGTGAAAACCCACGCGCGCGCCTGCAGATGGACAACGTGGGGCGCGACCTCACCTCCGCCCTTGAAGCCCTGCCCGTGGGCAGCACGCTGCTGGCCACGCTGCAGGTGGTGAGCCGAGCCACGCCGACTGTCATCGACTATGCATTCATCGCTCAACTGTCTGGCATCAGCGTCACACCCACGGTGGTGAGCTGCACGATGGGGCCGGACGACACGATGCGACAGAGCGCCGTTCGCGTGCGGTTCGACCCGCAGAACGCACCGGGCCTGTTCCCTGGCTGAGATGGACGCACAGCAGCAGTGGCTGGCCGCCCAAGGCTATGTCGGGCGGGAGTATGTGCCGGGCCAGTACGACTGCGCCCACCTGGCCATCGATGTGCAGCGCGAGGTGTTCGGGCGGCATATCAGCCTGCCCGCGCCCCACCGCCTGGGCCGTGCGGGGCAGGTGGCGCAGATCCGCGCCCTGCGCGACGAGCTGGCCGTGCGCATCGGCAATGCGGTGCATGGGTGCGGGGTGCTGATCACCACCCCGCTGGACGCCGGCCCGCAGTGGCACATCGGCACGGTACTGATTCATCGCGGCGAAACCTGGGTGCTGCACAACAGCGCCCACATCGGCTCGGCCGCACTCAATCGCATCGCCGACTTTGCGCGGCGAGGCCAAAGAATTGAAGGGTTCTACAGGTGGAAGTAATCGAGCAAGCACAAGGGGGGCAGCTGCGCCTGGTGCGCACTCCCCACCCCCTGACCACGCATGGCCAGACCAGCCTGGCGCTGATCCTGAACGAGCAGGAGACGCTGGCCACGCTGCTGGAGCGCCACGAGGTGGACGAGACCTGGATCGTCGAGGTGGGCGGCCTGCAGGTTCCCCACCTGATGTGGTCGCGCACGCGCGTCAAGCACGGGCAGATCATCGAGTGCCGCCGCGCCGCCCAGAAGGATGTGGTGCGCCTGGTGGCTTTCGCAGCGCTCGCCTACTTCACGATGGGCGCGGGCGCAGCATGGATTTCAACAAGCTTTGGCGTAGCGGCTGGCAGCTTTGCTGCGCACATGATTGGCGCAGCGGTCTTCATGGCCGGCGCCATGGTGATCAATCGGGTTTTGCCCCCTCCGGTTGCCGGTCGCATGGACATGGCCAGCAACACGGTGGAGCCCACCTACAGCCTCTCGGGCGGCCGCAACAGTCAGCGCCTGTGGCAACCCATGGCGCTGGTGCTCGGTCAGCCCTACGCCGTCTTCGACCTGGCCAGCCAGCCCTACACCTACTTCGCGGGCGAAGAGCAGTACCTCACCCAAGTCTTCCACCTGGGGATCAACTGCCACCGGGTCAGCACGCTGCGGATCGGCCAGACCGACCTGGTGGATTACAGCGATGTGGCGCTGTCTGCACGCGGCCTGTCCGGCAACACGTATTCCACGGCCCTTCCGAGCACCAATGTGGACAGCATCGTCGGCGCACTGCTCGATGCACCGGCCAGCCCAGGCGCATGGGTCACCCGCACCAGCAGCCTGGCCACGCGCCGCTTGGCGGTCGATCTGGAGGCGACCGTCTACTCGGTCGATACCTCCAACGGCGCATGGGTGCGCAGAGACCTCGACCTGGACATCCAGTACGCCGTGGCCAACTCGGGCAACTGGGTGAACATGCCCACCGGCACCTTCCGCGTGGATTCGACCGGAGCGCGGGAGTACGCCCCCGCTGGCAAGGCATGGA